GGGCCGCGCGTGGTGCGCGTGCCGCGGGTGCGCAGGAGCAGGCGCGAGCGACGGGGTTGACGGGACGGTGCGCCGGCCGCACCCTGCGCGAGCCGTCGCGTTGGCTTGCCCGAAAGGCAGGAGAATCAAGGGCGGCATCCGCAGCGGGACCACGAGAAGACGCGTACCGCGGTGAGGCAGACGGCTCGGAGCAATCCGGGCCGCTCGTCTTTCAGGCCCCGGAGCAGATCAGGCTGCGAGGGCGGCCGACGGCGCGGGCGGAAGGGGCGGCGGCGGGGGCCGGTCGCTCCGCTTTCGCAGCCGTTCGAGGGCGTCGTCGAGCGCCTTGTCGGCGTCGTCGAGTGCTCGCATGAGGCGGTCATCCAGCCCCGGATCGAAGCCTGTCAGCGTGTCGCACAGGCTGTCTCGATCACCGGAGGTCGGGTCGGGTTCGTGGAGGTCAGCGGCCACGGCGCGATCCTCCTCCCGTGTCCACCCTGCCGTCCAGCAAAAGCTCGGTCTGCGCGGCGAGCTTCGTGACTTTCTCGCTGAGCTTCTCGACCTTGTCGGCGAGCTTCTCGTCGCGCTTCTGCCCGATCTCCCGGGCGGTGTCCCGGCGGCGCTGCTCGTCTTCCACGTGCCGCTTCAGGTCCCCCGCCACGCGCTCGGCGCTCTCGGTCGCCGTCTTGGCCTCGGCGAGCGCGCCCTCCGCAGCCGCGCGGGCCTCGGCGAGGTCGGCCGGCTCGTTCGCCTCCAGGGTCTCCACGCGCCTCGCGAGGTCGCTGTCCTTCGCGCCGGCAGTTCGTCCAGCGACGCGGGTGGTGAGCCAAGCGACCACGATCGGGGCGACGATGGGGATCGCGGCGTACGCGAGCCACGCCCACCACGGGGCGCTCGCAGGGAGTGGCGGTGGCGCGGCGTCGAGCAAGAGCATCAGGAGCCTCCGGTCTGTCGGACAAGGTCGAGGAAGGCGGCCATGGGGAACGTCGGGCCGGGGTCGGTGTGGGTGCTCAGGCGGTAAGCCTTCGTCACCTCGGCGTGCGTGGTGATCCCCCGCTCTCCTCGGAGCAGCGCCGGGGCGTCGAGGACCACGACGGGGAGGTGGTGGCGCCGGCAGAGGTCCGCGACGAGCGCCGCCGCGCGCCGGAGCAGCGCCTGCGAGAAGTCGTCGGCCCACCCGGCGGCACCCTGTCCCGCGTAGCCGGCGAGCTCCACCTGGAGCCCGTCGGCGTTGAGGCCGGGGGCGGCGAAAGCCGTGTCGCTCTCGCGGACGCACTGCACGACGCTGTCCGCGTCCACGCAGAAGTGGGCGCTCGCCATCGGCGCGTTCGGGCCCGCGAACCACGCCGCGACGTTCTCCGCGGTGGTCGGCTTCTCCGCGGCCTCCATCGTGTGCAAGACGATCGCGCGGATCGGTCGGAGGCGCGTGGCGTGGTAGTTCCGCGCCTGGACGAAGGGGTAGGCCGGGGCGCGCTCGGTCGGCGGGACCTCGTCGCGGAGCTCGGCCCACGTCGCGGCGCCCACGATGCCGTCCACCTCGAGCCCGCGCTCCTCCTGGAACGCCTTCACTGCCTGCTCCGTGAGGAGGCCGAAGACGCCGTCGATGGCGGTGCGGTGGTCCGCGAGGCCGAGGCGGTGCTGGAGCTCCTGGACCTCGGGGCCGTGGTCGCCTCGGCGCAGGGTGCGCTGCGGGGCCAGCGGCGGCGGGACCTCGGAGCGCAGCGGGTTCGCGTACCGCAGGCGCGCGACCGGGCCCCCGAGCAGGGAGGCCTTCGGGCCGTCGAGGACGGCCGTGACGGTGGTGGGCTCGCCGTCGAGCAGGCAGGCGTCGCGCACGGCTCGCACCCCATGCGAGTAGTCCGCATAGCTCGCCGAGTGTCCGGCGATGCCTGGCACGGGATAGAGCGGCTGCAAGCGGTGGACGGAGGGCCAGCGGGCCCCGTAGATCACCACGTCGGTCGGGGGCATGTGGCGGGCGAGGACCACGTCCTTGCGATGCCCCGCGACGAGCTGCCCGGCCGGGATGCGCCGAAGGTCGAACAGGGCGCGGGTGCGCGTCTCGCACAGGGCCAGCACGGCGCTCGAGGTCTGCTCCCTGCGGTCCTGCCCCGGCGGCGGCGCCCACGTCGGAAGCGGGACGATCGTCGCGACGGCTTCAATCGCGTCCACGATCGCGGGCGTCGGGAGCAGGGCGCCGAGCGAGTCGACCGCGGCCTGCGCGACCGGGGCCGACATCGGGATGCGGTCCCCGGCGATCGTGAGGTAGTCGGCGGAGACCTGGAGCTCCACGCGGCCCATCGGCACGCGGACCCACGTGGGCGGATCGATCTGGCCGGCGGCGATGGCGGCGAGGAGGACGTGGTCGCGGGCGGAGCCGTGGGGCGGGAGACTGGCGAGGAAGCTCACGAGCAGCACCTCCCCGCGCCGTCGCACACCCCTTGTCCGCACGGGGTGCCGGCGGGCCGCGGCGGGTGTTCGGGGGCGTCCTCGACGCACGTCGGCGATGGCGCGCACGAAGGACAGGGCGGCGGCACGGCGCACACGCAGCCGGCGAGGAGAGCGGCGAGAAAGAGGGCGAGACAGACTGGCATGCTGATCCGGTGGTGACTAGAATGGCAGTTTCGAAGGAGCGATGATGCTTGTCTGGAAAGGCGACGTGGTGGCGCTGCTGAACCTGATGAACCGAGCGGGGCGGGGCGTGCGGTTCATCGGGATCACGGTCGGGCGATGGGGATTCGGCGTGCTGGTTCTTTCGAAGGTGGGGCCGAAGCATCCCGAGCCTCAGCCGGACGTTCGTCCGGTGGTCAGTCCGGTGTCCCCGCCGGTTCCGGAGCCGGAGCCCGAACCGCCCGCTCGCACTGACTCGGACCGGGTCGACACGCTCCGCAGGTTCGTGGCAAGCCTGCGCGCAGACACCCAGTCGCGCATGGAGGGCGGCGCCGTTGTCGGTGTCGACGCGCTCAGTCTCGCGGGCTGTTTGGAGTCCGTGGTGGGCGACACGGATTACGACCCGGATGAGGAGAAGAGCGAGTCGAGGTGGCGAAACCCTCGCACGATCGCCGTCCTGCACCCACGGGCCCGCTGCGCCATCGAGTCCCGAGAGGGGGAGCTTACCAACACCCCCTGACGGCGATCGAGAACAGGGTGAGCGCCGGCAGGACGCAGGCGACGAGCATCGCGATCGCGTTGGCCAGTTCCACGCCGGGGCGGGCGCCGCTCGCGACGCGCACGGCCTCCCGCTCGGAGGGCCGCTGTCGGAGCAGCGTCGGCGCGAGACCGGGGCGCGACGGATCGGGCTCGGTCCGGCGGCTCATCGCGGGCCCCACGGCTCGGAGAACTGCGCGCGGGGCATGCCGGTCGTGTCGGGCGTGATCGGGAGCGGCGTCACATCGGGCGGCGCGCTCACCGTGGTGTCGCGGGCGGCGAGCACAGGCGGCATGCCGGTCTCGGAGGGGGTGCCGACCTCGCCCTCGATCGTCACCGAGCCGTAGGGTGGGGATGTCCCCCGGACCTGCCCCGGGAGCAGCGTGTCGGCGGGCGTAAGGCCTCCTGCGGCGCCGTGGCCGAGAGCGGCGAGGGCCGCCGAGATCACCCCGTATGCGATCGCCTCGGGCCACGGCGTGCCCCGCGTCACGGCGTCGAGGATGCCCGACAGGAGCCCGAGGGCGAGCACGACGCGCGGGCGCTGCTCGCGAGGGACGCGGGCGAAGAGGGAGCCCACCTTGGGGGACTTCGCGGCGGCGAGGCCGGCGGCGATGACGAGGGTCGCGACGGCGACCCACGCGTGGGAGCGGAGGAGTGTGAGAATCTCTGGCACAATAACCCTTGTTTCCGCGGCGAAAGGCCGCATGGTGACGGGATGCGAACGACGAAAATCACGCTCGACGACGGGACCTACGCGCTCGTGAACCACAACTCGGACTGGTCCGGTCCCGCGATCGTCCGGTGGACTGAGGGTGATCAACCGCGAGAGGCCACGATGCCCGGCGTCATCCTTCAGCGGCTCGGATACGCCGCGGCGCACGAGTCGATCGTGCGCCACCTGATGTCGACGCTGGAGCAGATGCCGTTGGAGATGCCGCGATGAGCGACGAGAAGCAGGGACCGCGGTTCGCCGCACCGATGTTCGAGTCCGCGGACGGGCTCCATTCCAGCGGCATCCGACTCGCATCGACCGGGCCCGGGGTGCACTTCCGTTTCCACGAGCCGCCGAAGTCTTTCCGCTTCGTCGACGAGAACGGGGCGCGGGAGGTGCTCGTCCTTCACCGCGACGGGCGCGTGGAGATCGGCGCGCACCTGACGCCGGACGCGGCGGGGCAGAAAGTGTTCGAGGTCCTTCGGGCCCTCTGGGCACAGCACATGGGCGCGCCGCCACCGTCGACGAGCCAGGAGAAGGCTGTCCCGCCCAAGACGTGGACGCTCGAAGAGATCCGCGCAGCGTGGCTTCGCGCGCAAGAAACGGGACGGCCAGAAGGCGCTCGTCGACGTTCGGAGGACGACCTCGAGAACGGGTGGGGCCACGTCCTTGACGCGTTGACCGGCAAGTAGGGCCCGGTCAGGGGGCCAGTGGTCGCGTCGCCAGCACGAAGAGCGTGAGGACCGCGGCCACGAACAGGAGCGGCCACGCGCGCTCCCAGAGCAGGCGCCACGTCACGGCGCACCATCCGCAGCATCCGGGGCGCCCGCGTCGGTCGGGGGCGACTCCACTGGCGCGCTGGTTCGCGTCGCGAGGTCCAGCAGCGCTTTCGTGACCGCGCGGTTGCTCTCCGTGTTTGCCTCGAGCTGCGCGAGGAGGCGCTCGGTCAGGGCCGGATCGGTCGCGGCGGCCTGCGGCGCGACGGCTTGGACCTTCTCGCGCTGTGCCGCGGCGTCCCGCGCGAGCGCGTCAAGGACCGCCTGCGGTGTGCACGGCGTGCCGTTCGCGGCGGCCATGCCGCAGGCCACGCCGTTGGCGATCGTGTTGGCCATCTTCGCGCCGGCCCCGAAGTCGCTGAGGGAGGAGCAGCCGGTCAGGAACACGAGGGGGAGCAGTCGTTTCATTCGTTCTCCAGGGGGCAGTCGTCGGTGCAGTCGCGGCCCGTTGGCGGGCATTCCGACAGCCACGCTGCGATGAGCGCGAGGCCGACGAAGAGGGGCAGAAGGCGGCGAACGGAGGTCAAGCCGAGCTCTTCCACCCGAAGGTGGCGTCGCCGAGACTCGTGAAGGTCCGATCGAGGAGCGCTCCGGACGCAAGGCCTGTCAGGTCGAGCGTCGTTCCGCCCTCGACCTTCGCGCTTCCGGCCGGGTCGATGGTGAGCGTCGCGGTGCCGGCGACGGTCTGCACGATGCGGAAGGACTGCGCCGCGTTCGCCGCGGAGGCAGCCGGCGGCGTCGCCGTCACCGTCCCGCCGGAGAGGTCGACGAGGTGGATCGTGTGCAGCGCCGGGGTGAAGCTCCCCGCCGTGTACACCGTGGGATCGACGCGCCAGATCGCGGGCTCCTGCGGTCGCTTCGCGGCGACCGGAGATCCGAAGAGGAAGCGCTTCATCGCCCACAGACGAAGCGCGTCAAGCTGGCGGGCGTCGAGGGCAGTCTGCGCGACGGCGAACATGTAATAGTCGACGTCGGAGCCATTGAAGATCGTTGTCCCGTCGTTCCCGATCTGCGCCCCGACGATCGTCTTCATCGACCCGTCCACCGTGAACGTGCCTGTGACAGTCGTGCTCGCGACGACAGCGTCGTCCACCGAGAGAGTGACGGTGTTCCCGCGGCGGACGATCGCGATGAAGTGGTCCGCGTCGACGGACATCGCCTGTTGCGGGCTCGCGAAGATCTCCGCCCCGCTCGTGTCGAGACCCGAGAGGCGGAAGGCAGATCCGGACCGCCACCACGAGATCGCGCTCCTGCCGCCGCTGTCGCGGAGCTCGCCGTAATAGGCATTGGCGGTGCCGGTCCTGTCTCGAAGGACCATGACCATGGTCATGTCGGAATTCGGGTTGACCGCGAGACTCGACATCACGAGCCGCTGCGTGCTCGCCCGCGTGAAGCGCACGACGTGGATCCCGTCGCCGCGATCGGTGTCCGCGGGGTGGTTCGCCGCGGTCGCGAGCGAGCCCGATCCGATGGCCGCTCCCCACGCCGTGATGGTGGCGCCGCCCGTGACGCTCGTGTCGGACAGCCACTCGGTGGTGATACCCACCTCCGTCGGCGAGGTGATGACCGGCGTCGCCAACATGCCGATCTCGCGAGGCGAGCGGGCGGTGAAGGGCTCCTCGCGCGTCTCCGCTCCCCGAAGGACCTGCACGAAGCCGTCCGTGCTCGTGATCGGCGTGACGGTGTACCGGCCCTCGATCCCGTGCCCGTCGACGAGCGCAACGTGGCTCTTGCCGCCGGTCGCTGCACCCCTGGGGCTTGCGAGCGGACCGAGCCAGATCTCCTCGTTGCCCGTGTTGAGCCAGCCGAGGATGGTCAACCCCCGGTAGATCCGCGGCATGCTCCACGCCGTCGTCGCGAGCAACACCGGCGCCCAGTACGTCTCCGCCGTGAGCGCGGTGCCGCTGTTCGGGGCGTCCGCATGGAGGTAGCCGGTCGTGTAGGCGTGCACCTTCGAGGCCGCGACGTGCGTCGGGGAGAGCGACGTCACGAGGTCGTCGGGGTCGCCGCCGAGCGGCGTCGCAACCGCGTCCGCGGGGTCGCCGAAGACGAAGAGCGGCGAGGCGCACTCCGGCAGGGACAGGATCGCGCCGCACGCCCGGGCGCCATTGCGCACCTCGTAGGGGTCGCGCTCGGCCTCGGTCCCGGTGCCGAAATCGCCGACGTCCCCGATCAGCGTGGATCGCGCGAACGTGGAGAGCTTCCAATACGCGGCGAGGTCCCAGTTGGGGGCGAACACCACGCCGCCCGCGAACCGGTGCGGCAGTCGAGCGAGGCAGAGCAGCACGTGGGTCGCGCCCGTCGACACCCCGTAGTGACAGACCGTCGCCCCGCCGTCGAGCCCCGTGACGCCCGCCAGCTCGGCGATCGCCGCCACGGCCTCGGCGACGTCGTAGGCGTCCTGCGGCGCCTCGCAATACGTGACGTCGCCGGTAGAGGGGGAGATCCCCCGCGGCGTCAGCGCAACCGCGAGAAACCCCCAGGAGGCGTAGCGCTGGAGCTGCGCGTCGATGAACTGGGTCCCGGGCTGGCGATATCCACCCCAGAGCAGGAGCAGCTTCAAGGGCCCCGCTGCTGCGCGCCCCTGATCCCAACAGTATCGAGCACGGAGGCTCGCTGTCCCGAGCGTCGCGGTGACGTCGATGTTGGCAGTCGTGTAGACGCCCGTGGCACCCGTTGTGCTCGGGGTTGCCGCCGCGTCCGTCGGCGGTTCGCCGGCATAGGCGCGGTAGGCCGCGGCGGGCATGGTGCCGGGAGCGTCGGCGGTGGCGACGGGAACACCGAAGGTGGAGCGGGGGGGCATTAGGCGGATACCTCGTAGATGACCCAGTAAGAGCCGGCGGGGGTGTCGCCGATCCCAAGGTCGATGGTGCCGAGTGTGAGATCGATCGTCGCCGCCCCAAGGTCGTAGTCGATGCCGCTTCCGTACACGGCGAGGACGGCGCTCGCGGGCTGCGCCAGGCACAGGTGCCGGCCGATCTGGATCTGCGCCGTCAGGGCCCCGTTGCCGCCGCCCGCGCCTGTCGCCGTGGGGGTGCCGACGAACACCTTGGAGCCGCGCACGACGCTGCCGAGGGTGTCGGGGGGCGTGAACACCTCCGAATGCAGCGTGCCGGCGACCGAAGGGGCCGTGACGGTGACAGGCTTGTTGACCGGCCAGCCCGCGGGGAACTCGACCTGCAACGTGTGCGGTCCGTGCGTGCCGTCGGAGGCGAGGTGCGAAGTCTGCGCCCCCGTGATCGTGCCAATCTGGACGCTCGCGCTGACATCGAACTGCACGAACTCCGGCACGTACAACGACGCCAGCCCGCCCCCGCCTCCTCCGCCTCCCGAGGCAGTGCCGAACGGACCGCCGCGGGGAGGCATCAGACCATCCTCGAGAGCTCGGCGGCGAGCCCGCCGAAGTGCCCGGCCGTCGTGTCCCCGGCCTGTTTCGCCTGAAGGATCAGCTTGGCGGCGTACGGAGGGGCCGTGATCATGAGCGGGTATTGCTCGGTCCCGTCGCTGTCCGTGAGCACCGGGGAGAGGTCGTATTCGGCCCGGTCGCACAACACCGTGGCCACGCCACCGGACACGGTGATCGTGCTGTTCAGAAGCGGGTCCATGCCCGTGACGAGGGCGCTTGTCGAGTCGTACACCTGCCATTTCAGGCGGACGACGGGATAGCCGCCCACCTGGTCCGAGTCTTTCGTGTACTTCAGCCAGATGGTCAGGTTGCCGCTCTTGCTGAACTCGGCCCATTGCGTCGGCATGTCGACGGTGCCGAGCGTGGCAAAGGAGGCCGTCAGCGTCGTGTTGGCGCAGATCAGGGACATGGCTTCTCCAGGAGAAAAGGCGGTGCGGCCGGGGGAGGGATCGGTGCCCCGACCGCACCTGGGGAATCAGGCGTATCCCGCGGCCGAGTCGCCGAACGAGATCAGGAAGTCGACCACGGCGTCGAAGTCCGCTTCGGAGGGCGCGCCGGGTTCTGCTTTGACCGTCGAAAGGAGGTATCTCGCGGGGGACAGCGACTCGCCCACGGGCGCGGTGTTGTGGTACCAGATCACGAATTCGTCCGGGTCGTCGGTCGACTCGAAACGCGTGAGTTCGTCATCCGCAGTCGTCCCCCCGACCTCGGCCCGCCCGTAGGCGCGCACGGCCTCGCTGACGTTGGAGAACACGAGCGCGGAGGGCGCCCCGGGCGCGGCGAGCAGCGTGGTCGCGCGGAAGTCGGCGGGCTTCGCCACCGTGCTCTCGTCCGTGCGCACGACGTAGTGGATGTGGATCTCCACTGCCTGGTTGATCGTGCCGCGCGTGCGGCGGGTGACGGTCATCTCTCGAATGGGCATGATCAAGCACCCGTGGTGCAGGCGAAGACCCGCACCTCTTTGAGGACGAAGCGCGTGTCGTTCGCGCTCGGCGTTCCCTGAATCAGGATGTCTGTCCCGCTGTGCACGATCGCCAGGACCGGCGGAGAGCCCCAGACGGTGCCGAGGTCGTCGTCAGCGTGGATGTCAATCGCGGTCCCGTCGGTGATCGTGCCGGCGATGTTCTTGAAGGGTCGCCGCTTGGCGAACACCCGGCAGTTGGCCGGCGTCGCGACCTCGAAGGCCGTTGCTTCAACTTCGACCGTGGGGAACGAGCCCGAGACCGTGGCGATGGTGTAGAGCGTCGTCGCGCCCGCGGCGCCGGTGACGGTCACCCCGAGCCCCGTGGCGTCCTTGTAGTTCACCCCGGCCGTGCCGTGTTGGGTGCGCTCGACGGCCGAGGTGTCCTTCGACTTGGTGATCGCGCCCGTGCTCGAGATGACGTGCCGGCGGGTGCTGTTGGTGGCGAGGACGAGGGCGTTGCTACCGCCGCTCGTCAGCATCACGTCGGTCGAGTCCTTCTTCAGCCCGCCGTTGCCGTCGGTGGCGAACCGCACGCCGTTGCCGGTCGTGTCGATGACGATCGTGCCGACCGTGAAGGCAAGTCCGCCGAGGCCCGTCGCGCTCGTGGTCCAGTATCCGCCGAAGTTGGAGAACCCACCGCCCGCACGCTGGTACTGCGGGCGCAGCTCGACGGTGGGGCCGCCCGAGGCCGCGGTGAGCGTGGGGACGAGGATGACGTCGACCTCTTGGTTCGAGCCGGCGCCGGACGTGTCCCGCCCCTGCCCCTTCAGGAGAAGGACCGGGGCGCGCTGCTCAGTCGTGCCGCCCGAGGTGGCCGTCGTGTTCTGAAGCGTCAGGCCGGCGACGGTGGTGGCCGCGTTGCCGCTCTTCGTGACGGTGGTCGCGTCGCCGACGCCGAGCGTGCTCGCCACCGTCGCGGCGCCGCGGATCGCCCACGTCGTGCCGCTCTTGCCGACGTTCTGGACAGTCGAGTTGGCCCCGATGTCGATCGCGCCGCCGTTGTTGTCGAGCGAGGCGATGCCGGTCATCGCCAGGGCCGTGCCCGCGAGCGTCGTGATGTTCGAGCCGAAGGTGAACGTGCCCGAGCTCGCGCGGTTGATCTGGACGCCGATGAAGCCGCCCGAGCCCGCGGTGATCGACGTCGCCCCGGTCTGCGAGATGTTCTTCGCGCCGAAGGAGCCCGAGGCCTCGATGCTGTTCGCGTTGACGGTGATCGAGCCGTCGGCCGCGACGACGTCGATCGTGTTGCCCGTCTTCGTGAGGCCGTCGCCCGCGGTGACTGCCGTCGACGAGAACTGCGTGAACGCGAGGCTGTCGGTGCCGACGACGTCGGAGCCGTCGTTGCTCGTGCAGACCCAGCCAGTGTCGTGGTTGTCCGTGCCCTGCTCGACGAAGCAGAAGACGCCCGCGGCGCCTGCCCCGGCGGCGAGATCGGTGGTGCGTGTCCAGGCCCCCGCGGCGCAGAGGTAGTAGCCGTTCTGCGACGCCGTGCTCTGGTCCTTGACCAGGACGCGCTTGCCCGCCGTCACCGCCACGCCGTCGATGGTCTGCGTGCCGGAGAGGGTGATGTTCGCCGTCGTCGCGACGAGCACACTGGCCTTGATGTCGAGCCCCTGCGCGAGCGCCTGGACCTGCCCCCAGTTCGGAGCGTCCGTGTCCGCGACCGCGTCCGCGACGCCCGTGAGCTGCTGGCCGTTGAAGTCGATCGCCGCGTCCGCGAGGGCGAGGGCGGCATTGACCTCGTCGAAGGTGAGCACGCTCGCGGAGAGGTTGCCCGACCCGTCCAGGATCAGGCGGTATCCGTCGTGAGCGTAGTCGGACGAATTGAACTGGATGATCCCGCCGCCCTTCGCGGTCAGGGCCGGGGCGATCGTGCCGCTCCCCATCGGGCTGAGGACGATGTTCGCCGAGGGTCCGATCGTGCTGGAGATCTGGACCTTGATGTTCGCGACGTCGGTCGGGGAGCCGGCGCCGTTCGGGATCTCGAAGGCGATGTGCTCGGCCGTGGAGCTCGTCGCGTTGCCGCTGTTGTCGGTGACCGAGCGGCGGACGCGGAGGGCCTCCACGTCGGAGGCGGCGACGCCGGAGCGCTGGACCTTGAGCGGGACCACCGTCGACCGAATGTCGATCGAGGTGGTGAGCGCCTCGAGGGGGAGCGCCTGCGGAGTGCCCGCGTCGACCGTGCCCGCCTGGATGAGGTACTTCTGGTCGGGTGTGCCCACAGCGGCCAGCGCGGCATCGTCGAGGATCCGCTTGTTCTCCTGCTCCGGGCCCACCCACTTCCGATTGCCGCCGAACTCCCGCCCTTCGCCGACGGCGAGATCGTGCAGGCCAAGCGTCGGACTGAGGGTCTCGACGCCGAGCCGCTCCGACACGATAGTGCCGTTGACCGTGAGCCGGAATTCCCACTTGCCCCAGAAGTCGGCCGGGTCGGGGATGGTGATCGCCGGGGGCGTGATGCCCGAAGCGCCGCTGTTCGCGAGGTAGTAGTAGTAGCCCGACGACGCGCTCAGCGTCCAGCCCGCGGGCGCGGTCCAATCGGGCGGATAGGCCACGATCTCCCAACGGGCCGCGGTCTTCCAGCCGGCGAAGCTCGCGGCCGTGAGCGTGATCTCGGCACCGCCCGACACCTCGATCGAGTCGGTGTGGAGCGCGCCGCCGTCGACGCGGTATTGGAGGATCGCTGTGGCCATGGGGTCCTGAAAGGCAGAAGGCCCACGCGGCCGGAGCCGGTGAGCCTTCGAGAGGTGGGGAGTGCGGGAGAGAGTGACAGTCAGCCGGGGCGCTTACCGTGCTTCTTTTTGGTGGAGCAGTCGGCGGTCTTGGGGTTGCCGCACGGCTTTCCAGCCTCCGCGAACCAGCCGCAAGAGCACGTTTCGTAGCACCCGCATTCGGGGAATTTGCCCTTGCACTTGCCGCATTTCATCGCGCTCATAATGAGCTTGTCGATCGGGGCCGGCATGTCAGTTCGTCGTCTTCGGATCGAAGAGGTCGCCCTGCTTCTTGCTGGCGACCTTCTTCCGCTTGTTCTTCAGGCGCCGTTCCACGTTCTTGCGCATGACCTCGAGCGCGGTCTCCGCGTTGAGGAACTTTGCGGCTGGCATGCGCCGCATCTGGCTGCCTTTGAAGCCCCACGCGATGGCCGACTTGAGGTCTTCGCGAACGATGCCCATTGCGGACTTCTTCGTGGTGGCCTCGCCGAGCGCGACCATGGCCATCGCGACGTACTCCATCTTCCCGTCGATCCGGTCCCCCTGCATGTCGGTGATCACGCCCTGCGGGAGAGCGATCATCGTCTCTCGGAGAGCCGCGAGCTCGACGCGCATGGGGCCGACCATCTCGGCGATCATGCTGCGGGCAACCTCGCCGACCACGGCGACCATCTCTGCCCCGTAAGGATTCACCGCGGGCGCTTGCTGCGGGAGGAGGCCCTTCCTGGCGAGGACGAACACGCGGATCACCTCGTCGAGCAGCGCGTCGGCGACGGCCGTCTCGCTCTTGGCCACGACCTTCAGTGCCTGTGCTTCGGTGAGCCAGTATTCCTTCTCGGGCCGCGCCGCGACCTGCTTACCCGTGCGCGAGGCTCCGTCGCGATGGTGGAGATCATTGAGCTTTCCGGCGGCCTCCAGGCTCCGGATGAGCCGGCGAATGTCCCGCGGGCGGCCGAACTCCAGCCGGACCGCGAGGTCGAGATCCCGGATCCGAGGCTCGGAGTCGGCGGCCGAAGCCACGAACTCCCACGCTCCGACCCGGACGATCCGGTGCGCCTCCTCTCCTTCCCCGATGACCTCGGAGACGGTGGGGACGTCATCGTCGCCCCAGTGATCGCCCTCGGTTCGCTGGTCCTGTTGTTTCTTCGCGCTTTTCATGACGGATCACCTTTCGCGCCCTCTCGGGTCGCGGCTGTGCGGTTCGGGGTGACCGAGTCCGGGGTCCGGGGCCCGATGGGGTCTCCGGCCCGCCTCGCGGCGCTGGGCTCGGTGGACTGGTAGAACTTCGCCGCCACCCCCGCGGCCACGTCGCCTGCTCGGGCGAGGTCCGCGAGGGTCTTGCCGGCGGCGAGGGCCCGGGCGCGCCGCTCCATCCGTCGCGCGAGCTCGGGCTCACCGCAGCGGCGGCACCGGCCGGCGCATCGCCGGAGGTCGCGGGCGAGCGTCAGGGAATCGGGGGCTCCGCGCGATGGGGCGCAGGAGGCTGAACGGACGGACGGATTGCCGGAACGCGGAGCAAGGGCTACTTGAGCCATGCTTCACCTCGGGTAGAGAACGGGGTGGGGTCACGCGGTCCGGGTGCTTCAACACCGCGGGCCGCTCTTCATTTCGGGGCTAGCAGGTTCCGCGGACCTTGACAAGCTGAACGTTCGGCGCGTAGCGGACGGCCCCGGATCCGGCGTAGCCTGCGGGCCGGAGGTGACGGATGGCCGCTCGGTCTTTCCCGGTGACGGTGGTTGTCGCTGTTCTCGTCTTGGGGGTTGGTATTGGGTTCGGTGGTGGTTGGGCGCTCTGGGGTCGGCGCGACGCAGAGCTCAGCGCCGCCGAGGCGGAGAAGATGCTCGTCCCCTATGTCACCAGCGCGAGCGCGACGTGTGTGTGGGAACAGCCGCGCAAACGCACTGACACGACCTGGCAGTTCTACGTCGACGACGCGAACGCCGGCTGCGCGAAGGCCCTGTTGCTTGCGGGCGTCGCCAAGCCGGGGGCTTGTCTTGAGCCCGGTTGCCCCGCTGGCTGTTGCCAGCTCGAAATCAAGCCAACCGCCGACCACGGCTCCAAATGGGGAGCGACGGGGCTCGAATTCTCCTGCGGCACTCTCGCGTTTGGGCGGATCCAGTCCATCTTCACCCGGGACAAAATCGCGACGGTGAAGTACACGAGGACCGCGACCCTCGATCCGGGGATGATGAAGACCTTGGAACCCTGTGTGCTCGCGAAGACCGAGGGCGGGGAGAAGGAGCGCGACCGGACCTTCCGGCACAACGACGACGGGTCGTGGACGATGGTCGAGAAGTAAGACCCGGGCGCTGAACACCCGCGCCGCTGGCGCAGCCGCATTCCGTGCGTAAGCCTGTTCGCCGAACCCGTGAAGCGCCTCGCCCTGCTCCTTGCCGTCCTCCTGCCCGCCTGCGTGAACCAGGAGACGGTCGACTACGCCTTCTGCGACGAGGACGAGGCCTGCTTCGCGATCAAGGACCCGCCGCCGGTGGTGTGCGGGGGCGTCGAGTGCCCTTCGAGCAAGTGCTACGTGAACGTGCACTGCAACCCGGAGAAGCCGTCCGAGTGCATCGGGGACGGCTACACGAAGGACTTCGACGATCACAACGCGTGCACCGTCGAGGCGTGCGGCGCAGATGGGTGGGAGCACACGCCGTTGAAGCCAGAGGATTTGGACGACGGCGACGCGTGCACCGTGGATCAGTGCGACGTTGGGAGCGGGCCAGTGCACACGAACACGTGCGCTTAGATTTGGTGCTCTTCCGCGGTGCCGGTGATGGTGCACTCGTAGATGCGCACCCCTTGATTGTTGATCGCCTCGTAGGGGTGAATGACCCTCAGGCCATAGTGCCTGCCTGCGGTGATTTTCGGTGAGCCGGTGGCCGCAATCGTGGTCTGCGTCACCGTGAGCCCGAAAGTCGCGATGCTCCCGGCGTCCGTGGTGAGCAGGGAGTGCGTCGTGTTTCCCGCAGCGGCCGAGTCCTCCCAACTGACGATCTGGTACTGCGGTCGCGTGCTCGCGATGCTGCCCGAATCAGTGCCTTTCGTGGTGACGGTGACCTCGGTGATCTCGCCCCCGGTGGGCAGATCGACGAACTCAATGACGCTGATCCCGCCGGCCGTTGCGACCGACGACGTGCGGAAACACGGCGCGGCGGAGAGATCCGACTTCTCGACCCACGCGTCTGGGTCCGCAGGCCCCGACGTCGATCCGCCCGCGAAGGTCAACGGGAGGAGGATCCGACCGGGAGATGACCACGGCCGCGCGGTCTCGTACTGGATCCAGTTGGTCGACCCCTGGATGATGAAGTCGCCAGCGCTCGTGACCTTGACCGTCTTGGCGAACCACCACTCCCCGGACCATTGCGCGAACGCGGTCGCGCCGCTCGTGAGGTTGGAGCCGTTCTGGTAGGTGACGACGCCCGTGCTGCTGATGTTCTGGTCGCCGTTCAGGGTGAACGTCGCTCCATCGGCGATAGCCACGAGCCCACCCGACTGCACGGTGATGAGGCCGGTGTCCTCGACGATGAGGTTGCCCCCGCTCCCGGCCGCCCCGCCGTTGTCCTTCAGCGTGATCGCGCCGTACGCGTCGAAGTCGGCGTTCTCCGCGAGGACGCCGAGGGCGTTGGCCTGGATCGTGAGGGTCGCGACGCCCCCGGTGACCTCGAGGCGGATGTCGCCGCTCGTGCCGTCCGCCTTCAGCAGCGCGCCCGCCTTCAGGCGGACCTCGCCGGTGCTCTCGACGTTGAGGCGCGCGCTCGCGGCGAGGCTGTGGTTCACGCCGGTGAGCTGGAAGCCGCTGCCGCCGACGGTGATGAACGCGCTCGGCGACCACGTGCCGCCGCCATCCCCGTTGATCGCGGCGTAGACCTGCTTCCAGAGCAGGGTGTACTCGACGCTGTCCGGGACGTGCCCGTCCGGGATCGGGTCGGTGTAGCCCGTGAAGAAGACGAAGTGCGCCATAGGGGTCTCAGGTCACGGTGATCGTGCCGATCGGGTTGCGGCCGAGCTGGCCGCGGTCCGGATCGCCGATGGTCCACGGGCCGATCGTGCCGGTCCCGCTGAGGCCGCAGAGCGACCACGTCGTCACGCCGGTGAGGATCCGGTCGAGGAGCTTGTCCGCCTTGCCGCGCAGGACGGGGTCGACTGCGGCGTCTTCCGAGAGCGCCACAAGGATCGCGCGCTGGGTCGAAGTCGCCGCCGGGAAGGGCATCTGCGCCGCCACGCACCCGGGCTCGTGGGCCTGCTGGAAGGTCGCGGTGAAGTAGAGCTCCGGGTCGCCGATCGCGAGGCTCGTGACCGTCACGACCTCCGCGCGCCCGAGGTTCTCCGGCTCGACCACGAGGCGGTCGCCGACGAGCAGCGAGTGACCGATCTCGGGGGCGGGGTCGACGGGGGTGTACCGGACCTGCTGGGGGCTCCCGAGGTCCGTGGAGATCGCGGGGACGATCTGGACGATCTTGCGGTCGAGGTTCGCCTCCGCGAGAAGCTGAGGCGGATCCCCGAGGTCCGCCGGCCACTCGACCACGTCGGCCGCGTCCGCGATGTAGAGGCCGCCGTAGTCGTCGCCGAGGGCGTCCCGGAGCTGCTGGACGAGCTCGGCGCGGGCGTTCCCCCGGGGGGCGCGCTTCGCCTCGGCAAGGGCCGTTCGGCGGGTCAGGAGGGTGTCGTCGGCGCCCCGCTGGAGCCCGTACTCGTCCTCGGTCTGCGCGAGGAGGTAGTAGGCGCCCGCGGCGTACCGCTCGCCCTCGGCCTTCTCCAGGTTCGCGGCAATGCGCGCGAAGCGGATGGCGAGCGCGAACGCGACGAGGTCGACGAGCGACCCGGGCTCCGTCTCGAGCGCGCCGCGGCTGCGGTCGTGCTTCGCGAAGAGGCGGAGCGCGGTCTCGTGGATCGCCTCCGCGAGGGGCTTGCCGGCCTCGTACTTGTGCAGGCCGGGGGGTGCGAAGAGGGAGTACTTCACCCGAAGATCTCGACGGCGAAGTTGAGGTCCGCGGCGGTGTCGCTCGCGTCGCTCGTGAGCACCTGGATCTCGTTCGGCGCGTAGCTCGCGTAGGCGAAGCCGGCGGCGTCCGTGAGCCACGCGTGCGGCTTGCGCCCCTGCGGGGGCAACGTGCCGTTGAGCCACGCGATCGTGAGGTCCCCTGTGCCGTTCAGGGTGAACTCGAACGCGCTCCCGCTCGTGAGCGGGGTGAGCGTCCCCATGGAGTCGACCGCGACAATCGCCGGGGTGCCGCCGGACCACTCGACCCACAGCCTGCACGTGGGGCCCATCCGAGCGAGGCCCGCGAGCGTGGCCGTCTGGACGTTGTCCATGTCGCCGTCGCGCTGTGCGCCCTTCGTGGGCGGCGGATCACCGTTCCGGATTTCCAGGCCGCCGAGGTCATCCGCGTCGGGGACGCGGGGCCCGCCCTCGGCGAGGGCAAGATCGTACGTGTGAAGGCCGTCTTCGACGCCACCAGCCATGATGCCTCATGTTTGCGGATAGACCGCGAAATCCGCGAATTGGAGCAGGGCCACGCTCACCCCGGGGGTGCCGATCGTGGTCGTGTGCGGGGTCGCCGGCAGGAGGGGCTCGACGTCCTCGATCGCGCCGCTCGCGCGGGCCGCGGCGACGAGGCCCTCGTTCGTCACGGTGTGCGGCCAGGACTTGGGCGAGGGGGGCCAGCGCCGCCGCCGGCCGCCGGGGTCCGGGAGCGAAGCGAACATCTCGCCGGGGCCGAACGTCCGGGTGTACGCGACCATCCGCGCGGGGAGCCGGTTCATCGACAGCGAGTAGGGCGAGAGCAGCGCGCCGACCTCGGGCACGAACGTCTCGGACGCTCCGAGCGCGGTCGTGAAGGTGAGGTCCCAGCTCTTGTTGGCGACCACCACGACCACCGCGGCGATCCGCTTCCGTTTGAAGCTCTTCGTGCTGACGTCGTAGAGCGCGACGGTCTGCCCGGCCTGCGGCGTGTCCGTGCTCGTCCCGGTGGTCGCGCGCAGGGCGAGCGAGGACGTCACCTGCGACACCACCACGGGATCGCCCGGGACGTACGCCGGCCACGGGGTGCCATCGACCCACGCCCGCGCCTTGTCCACCCACGTCACGCCGAGCGCGATCGTCAGGTTCTGCGTGAGGATCGCGGGGACGGTGAAGGTCCAGTCCGCGGGGAAAGCGTTGCGGAGATCGGCCTCGACGAGCCCACGCTGCACGCTGTTCGGGACGCGCGACGCGCTGGAGTCGGGCCGGAGCGTGAAGGCCACGCACGTGGAGCCCGACCCCATCCACGCGGGGTACGTGAAGGCCTTCTCGACCGGCACGCCCCCGGTCTTCTGCGCGACCTTGACGATCTGGGCGTTGTTGCCGGCCGCCGGGGGGTTCGTCTGCCCCTCGATGATCCGGTCCTGGAGCTCCTCGTCGGTCTCCTCGCCGCGCCCACCGGAGAGCCCCACGAGCGCGCCCGTGCCGTCGTTCTGCGCGAGGATTGTCGCGGTGAGCGAGCAGCCAGGCGGCGGGCTCTCGAACTGGAGCACCACGTCGGCGTCCAGGTTCGTCTCCGGCCCGGTGTCGATCCCGATGATCGCGATCGGCTCGCCGTCGTCGTAGTCCCGCTCGTCGAGGCAGCGAAAGCGCTTGCCTGAAGCGGTGTCGATGAGCGTGACGGTCGTGTCGAGGTGCGTCCCGCCGACCTCGATCTTCTTCGCCTCGACGTACCCGCTCGCGCCGGTCGCGGCGACCGGGATCCCGTCGACCGGGCCGAGCTTCTCCAGCGCCAGCGTGCGCAGCGCCTGGCCGAAGGTGTTCTTCACGAGCCAGCGCTTCGCCGCGGCGATCGCGTTCGCGTAGTGGGGCATCGAGAGGTCGCCGATCACCTCCGCGATCACCGCGGGGAACGACCCTTCGCCGACGTCGACGGCCTTGTCCGGGCTCGCCTGCATCTGGCGCACGACGATCGAATTCTTCGCGTCGGCGACCACCTGATCGCGCGTCGGCGCGTAGACGTCCTCGGGCAGGTCGCCGGCCATTTATTGCACCACGGAGCGGGCGCGATCGGCGTCGATCGCGCGCAGGTTCTGGTAGGACACCTCCACGTGCACGCGCCACGCGCTCGAGGCGTACGCGGTCACGGAGAGGATGCGGATGTCGCCGTTCGCGAGGAGGCCGGAGAGCTTGTCCTTCGCGATCCGCCAGGCGTCGGCCGTCATCTGGGCGCGCGTCCCGATCGCGATGTCCCGCAGCGTGCTCCCGACGCTACGCGCGGCAGCGACCGAGCCCGCTGCGGGGAGGAGGCGCATCTCGACCTGGTGGTCGATCGGGTGGACTTCCTGGTAGCGACCGTTCTCGTCGGTCGGGAAGTCCATCGTCGCGGCGTCGAGGTAGAGCGCCTGCGGGGGCACCACGGCGCGCGCGGATCCCACGGTGCCGGCCGGGTCGAAGCCCGCGGCCACGTCGCCCGCGTCGGTGGATCCGGCGCCGGTGGTCATGCCAGCCACCGCCTCATCGTGGAATGGAGATCCGGCCACGTGAGGGCGACCCACGTGGCGATCTGCGCGTTGCTCAGGTGCTCCGCGGGCATGCCGAAGAAGGCGAAGAGCGGACCGGCGTACTTCGCGGCCACGGCGCGCAAGAGCGTGTGCCGCGAGAGGGTGTAGCGAGGCCTGTTCACGTGCCCTTGACCTTGGTGGTGTTGGCGCTCGCGAGCGGGCCGAGCGTGCCGCCAAGGCCCGTGATCACGCCCTGAAGCTCGGTCCAGCTCGCGAGGAGCGCGGTGTACTTCACGAGCGGCACGGCGCTCTCGTCGCCGAGGTACACGGCGTCGCTCTTCACGATCACCTTCGTGCCCGCCGCGTGCTCGATCGTGACGTCGCCGGTGGTCGCGTTAACCTCGATCGTGGTCACGCCCGCGGCGGTCTGCACCTCCGCCCGCATCGTGCCTTCGTCTTTCTCGCCGTCCTTGCCGAAGAAGGCGACGTACGGCGTCTGGACCGCGCCGGAGATCTCGACCGTCGCGTAGAAGCCCGCGCCGCCGTCGCCGAGGTCGGGGAGGCCCGCGTGGTAGCGCGGATCGGTGCCCGCGATGACGATCCCCTCGGAGCCGTGCATCAGGACGAGCCCGTTCGCGCCGGTGCCGGCCGAGGGCCCGCGCGGTCGCCCGAACGTGCCCCACGGGGGAAGCAGTTCGTAGGACGTCCCGGAGCCGTTCGCGCCGTACGGCTCCGGCTGCGCGCGGTCGAAGCCGTCCTTGCGCTCGACGAGCGTGAGGCTCCGAAGGTCGAGGGTCATCATGAGCGCTTGTGGCCCTTCTTCGCGGGACGCGTGATCGGCGCGGTGATCTCGTCGTCCCCGAAAACGAGGTCGGTCGGGTCGAGCATCGTGATCTCGGTGAACGTGCCGCCGCTCACGCTGCTGTGGTGGCGCACGCGCTCGACCCACATCGGACCGTTGATCCCGTGCTCGTCGTCGCGCACGTGCCCCACCGTGTCGGGGGCCGGGATCATCCGCGTCTTCGGGTTCTCGATGAGCGGGACGGTGTGCCGGTGCGGGATCACGAACACGAACGACCGGTTCGCGCGTCGCTCCTCGGCGCAGAGCTTCCGGGCGCGGAAGTTCGCCTGGCGCGCGTTCTTGACCTGCGGGTCCTTCACGACGCGCGGGGCCGGAAGGGGCATCCCGGAGAGGGCCTCGGGATCCTTGAAGACGCCGCGGACCTGCTTGCGCCCGTCCTTGCCGCCGCCCGCCTGGCCCAGCACCACGTACTCCGAGTGCCGGCCGGTCATCACGTACCGGATCTGCGGGGGCAGCACGAGGACGGCGTTCTCGGGGGTGTTCTCGCGCCGGGTGTTGAGCAGCCAGAACTTCGCCGGCTGCTGTCCGTCGGGCGCGCCCACCTCGAAGATCCAGGGGTCGAGGCCGTCGGGGTCGACGCCCGCGCGGAGGAACACGCCGCCGCGGTCACCGTCCTTCTTGAACGCCGTGAGGTAGGTCTCCCCCGCGTCCCACTTGATCGGCTTGTCGGCCTTGAAGCTCTTGATCCGCGTGACGGTCTTCTTCTGCGTGGTCTCGACGACCGTCACGCCGGAGCGCACGGCGACGAGGTCGGTCGCGAAGGGGGTGCCCTGCGCCTCGCCGGTCGAGACGATGCGGATCTCCGGCGGGTTCGGCTTGCCGACGATCTTCCCGCTCGTGAACGTCTTCGACGTCGTCTGCGTGTCCAGGATCGGGACGCCGGTGACGGCCGAGCGCCACGCCGCAGCGTCTGAGAAAAGCTGAGGCTCGGCGACGCCGGCGCCCTTGATCGCTTCGATCGCGAGGTTCTCGAGCGTGATGTTGTTGAAGGTGCGCTCGTTCTCGATGTGCGCTCGGACGAGCTGGACCATCGCGTCGCGCGCGGTGAACGTGATCTCGGTCGCCCCGGTGCCGACGCGCTCGAAGCCGTCGACAAAGCCGACCCACTGCACCACGCCGTTCACGCGGACCGCGACGATCGAGCCCGGGGGACACTGGCGCATCAGGTCCAGCGCCGTCGCCCCGCTGCCGAGCGTGAAGCTCATCGTGTTCGGCGCGGTGAAGTAGCTGAAGGTGACGTCGTACTCCTTCAGGTTGAGGACGACCTTCCCGTTGATCAGGATGTCGACGGTGTCGAGCGGGGCTGTCACGGCGTGAGGTACCGGATCGACGTGCCGACGCGGATCGCGAGGGCGTCGTCGAGGTCGTTCAGTTGGAGGAGCTCGAGCGCGTGCGAGGGGTCGCCGTCGAAGAGCTTCATCGAGACGTCGACGATGCTCATCTTGTCGTCCTCGGTCGTGTACGCGGCGAGGGGGCGCGCAGCGACGAGCGAGGTGTTCTTCTGCGTCGCGACCGTCCCCCACAGGGCCAGCGTGGCCTGAAGCGCGGGAGAGCCGAGCGCGGTCTGAAGGACGGGCACGCGGGAGAGCTGCTCGATGCGACCGAAGAGGCCGTCGACGCGCGCGTGCTGGTAGTCGGCCTCCATCTCGATCGACTCGACGGCGGCGAGCCACTTGTCGAGCTCCTCCAGGACCTTGTCGAACCAGCTCTGCGCCTCGGGGTCGGCGAGCTTCTCGATCTCGAACTGGACCGCGTCCACCTGCGGGACGATGGTCTTCGAGGTGAAGGTGATGAGCTTGTCGGCCGTGTACCGGTCGGTCGAGTCTTCGAGGAACGTGAACTCGACGCTCTCGCCGGAGCGCACCGTCGCGAGGAGCGTGCGCGGCCAGTCGACGCACTTCGTCGGGAGCTCGCGCGCGAGGTTCGGGACGTAGAGCGGGAAGGTCTGCTCGCTCTCGCACAGGCTCACGAGCTGAGACAGCCTGTCCGGGTAGAGGTCCGGCCAAGACGGCATGTCCGTGTGGAACTGGCACTCGAAGCGGAACTCGTACGCTCGCCGCCCCAGACTCTCGATCTCCGCCCCGGGACGGTGAAGGTACCTGTGGACGTGGTGATCCAGCGAGCCCCTGATCGAGATCTTCACGTACGGGAACTCGATGCCCCCGAACGCGGCTTTCTTGAGCGTGTCGAAGATGTCGGCCATGGGCTACTGCGCGACTTGGCCGCCCGTGGGAGCAGCGGGACCGCCCGGCGGCTGCGGTATGGCCTTCGCGACCGCGGTGCCGATTTCTTCCGCGGTTGGACGACGCTTCGTGTCCGCGAAGGCTTTCAGGAGCGCGTCCAGTGCAGCCGCCTGCTTGTCGAGCCCCTCCTTGTTCTGCGCTCCGGCCGTCAACGAGCCTTCGGCGTCGGCGACTTGATCCGCGCCGCCGGTGACCTTCGCGGCAAGGATTTGGGTGTACGAAAGGTTGTCCGTCCCGAGCGTCGTCTTGTCGACGGTCTGCCGGACGCCCTCGACCTCAGCGCGCCGCCGCGCGATCTCGTCGATGGTGTCCTTATCGATCGTGCCAGTCTCTTTGAGCTGCTTTTGCGCCTTCGCGACGAGCGTCGGAATGTCCTTGTCGAACTTGTCCTTGGAGGCGTCCGACTTTGACTCGTAGTCGGCAATCGCCGCGGCGGCCGCGGCGGCTGCGACCGCAAGGAGCCCGACGGCAAAGCCGGCCGGGCCAAACGCGCTCATCGCGCCAGCGATCCCCTTGCCGATCATGTCGCCGATTGCGGCCTTGGCGATGCTCCCAGCGATGCTCCCGCCGATGACCGCGGCGACGGTGCCCCACGGGTGTTCGGTCGCCGCCACCATGAGGCTCGTGAGGGCGTCGGCCGCCTTGAGCGCAGGCCCCTCCAGCTTCTCCAGGGCCGGGAGCATCTTCTCCATCATGCCCTCGACGATCGTGTCGAACTTGTTCTGGAACTCGGCCGCCTTCGCCTCGCGGCTCCCGCCGGAGAGCTCGAACCGTTTCTGGACATCGTCCGAGCTCATCGTCTGCGCGAACTTGGAGAACTCCGCCTCGACGGCCTTGATCCCGGCCTCGCCCCCGCCGGCGGCGTTGTACTTCTGCGCAAAGCCCGTGATGACGCGACGACTGCCCTCGTTCTGGAAGTACTTCGACAGGTCGGCGAGGTTGCCCCCGCTGTGCCGGAGGTAGTCCGTGATGATCTTCTCGGGGGAGCGGAGCGTCGTCTTCGTGTCGTCCGTGAAGAGCTGGATCTTCGCGGCATCGAATCGCTTCAGCGCCTCGCCCTTCGTGAGGTCGTTCGAGAACGCCTGCGCGGCGTTCGTGGCCTCGCGCGGGCCCGCGGCGCCGCCGGACATGGCGATCTGCGCGAGCGACGACAGGATGCCGATGTTCTGCGCGCGACTCCCCTCGAACTTGAACGCGCCGGCCGTGATGCGGCCCATGTACCGCGCGAAGTCCTTGACCTCGACGGCGCCCTTCGCCGACTGCGTGGCGACGAGGGTCATGACCTCGAGGAGTCGATCGGCCTTGTCCGGGCCGTCCTCCAGGGTCTTGTTGACGTCGCCGGCCGCGGAGACGAGCTCGTTCACGTCGGTGCCCGTCGCGCGCGCGATGCGCCCGAGGTCGCCAAGCACCTTCTTGCCAGTCTCTAGGTCGGAGGACTTCGAGACGAAGTCTTCGAGACCTTTCGCGAGCGAGCCGAAGTCCTGCTTCGAGGCGACACCGGCGGCGCGGATGGTGGCAATCGTCGACTGGACGTCTGCTTCGGTGGCGTTCTGGTCGAGCGCGCCCTTGCCGGAGATCGTGGCGCGACGAGCGACGGTGTCGAGCTCCATGCCGCGGCGCACGGCAGAGCCCACGTCGAAGCTCACGCCGAGGCCACCGACCACTTCGCCCGCGACGCGCGCAGCCGCCCCCGCCGCCTTGCGCATGAATCCCATGGCGTCGCTGGCGATCTTCTCGTTGCGCTTCGCCCGCTCTTGGTCGGTCTTCTCGTTCCGATCCCGCTCTTCGCGAGAGTAACGCTCTTTGATGCGCCCCTTTGTCGCCTCCGTCTTCGCGACGTCTCGGAGAATCGCGTCGTTCTCCTTCTCCCGGATGCGATCGAGCTCCGCGGCGGCCTTCTTGGCCTCGTCGACGCGAGCCTTCCCCTCCTTCGCGGCGGCGTCCTTCGCTCCCTTGCTGGGCTGCGAGAGGATGTCGTCGACCTTCTTCTTCGCGGCCATCATCTGGCTCACGAAGTCGTTCACCGCCGCCGACACGCTCCCTCGCGCGAGCAGCGCAGAGACGGTGATGCGGTAGTCGCGTTCGGTGGCCATCAGGGGGCGCCGCGGGGGCCGTGCGTGCGGATGTCGACGACGTGCGAGAGCAGGCGACGGAGCTGCTGGGCGGCCTGGCCCGCGACGGCGTTCCCGCTCTTCGCGGCCGAGTCGAGGCCCTCGAAGAACGACCCGTCCACAAGCCGCACGCCGAGCTTCTTCGCGTCCTCGGCGGAGATCTCGGGCCACACCTCCGAGAGGCGAAGCTCCAGGGCCTCGTACTCGTCCCAGAGGCGCGCCAGGCCCGTGTCCGTGAACCGCGCGCTCACCACGGCGGAGTCGCCGGGTTCGTGCGGCTCCTTCTCGCAGAGCATCAGGGTGCCGTCCTGCGTCGCCCACAGGGGCGCGTTGGCGTCCCTCGGGCTCGTGAGGACGTGGCCGAGGAGGTAGTGGATCCAGCACACGTCGTACGTGGCCTTCCACCGCGGGTCTTCGGGGTGCCTCCCCGGCAGGAGGAGGTCGGCGCGGGCGGTCGCCTCGACGCCGACGAGCAGGCGCTCCTCGGCGCTCGCGACGCGAAGGCCGATCTGGAGCGGGCCAGTGGGCCGGTCCTTCCAGCGCGCGGAGAAACTCTTGGGTCCGAGGGTGAGCTTCCAGGGCGGCTCGGTGGCGAGCACGAGGGCGTCGGCCTTCATGGGATGACCTTCGCCTTCCTCAGCTCGGCGCAGAACTCGAGGAACTCGCGGCCGCGTCCGGACTCCCGGATCCAAAGTCGGATCGCGTGAGGGGTGGCGAGCAGAGCAGGCGTACCGACTCCACTGCAAAATTCACCAGCATGCCGCGCGGCAAATCGACGAAAGGGAGGGCGGGGTCTCCGCCCTTCTCCCTCTCCGCGTTCGAGTCGAAGACGAGTGCCAAGTAGTCCTCGGGGCGCTGTCCTCGCTGCGGGTTCGGGCTCTTTTCCTTCTGGAAGGCGCGCTGCTCGAAGAACAGGACCGCGCAGCGGCCGTCGTCGAGGAACCGGCCGATCTGCTCGACCGTGCGGAAGTACGGCTCGAAGCGGTCCTTCACCTCGTTGTCCACGCACGCGAGGAGCAGCGTGTGGAGCATGAGCCCGCGCTCGTACTGCGAATTGCCGGGTTTCGGGTCCCGGACCTTGCGCGCGATCGCGTACTCGACGGCCGCCTCCTCGAGCGCGGCGTCGTCGTCGGTCATGAGCAGACGGAAGTCGCAGCGGATCTCCGTCTGCCCGTCGATCGCCAGGATCTTGACCGGGCGCCGGGTCTGCACGGTCGCCTGGAGCGCCGGCAGGATGTCCTCGAACTTCGCCATCAGCCGCTGATCACGCGCACGGAGCCCGAGAACTTGTGGCTGCCGTCGGTCTGGCCCTTCGCGACATCACTCTTGATCGTCGCCGCGTCGAAGGTGCCTGTCACCTCGATCATCTCGCCGTCGTATTGCCCGGTGATCGAGCACCACGTCTGCGCGATCGCCGCCTTCGTGGTGGAAAAGCGCGAGCCGCCGACGGACAGGATCGTCTCGTAGGACACCTCGGCCGTCGCCTTGCCCTTGCTCTTCACGATGTCGTCGGCGGTGACGATGAGCTGGCCATTCGACTTCACGTCGAATGTGACGGTGGTCATTTCGGCGACCTTGCGGCCATTGACCTTCACGATCGCAGATGCGGTTTGCCCCATGGCGGTCTCCTCAGATCACTGCGGGACGAACTTCGTCTGCGCGATCGTGCCTTCGAGTTGATGGGTGAGCGGCGTCACGATGACGGGCGTGTACTGCACGAACCGAGGGGTGCTCGCCGTGGGATGCATGTTGACGACGGTGGGGTTCGCGTCGACGTCGGTGACCCAGTTCCGGCGCTCGCGCTCTTTCATGTAGAGCGTGACCTGTTGCTGCCAGTCCTTCGGGTAGGTCGTGCCCGCGGGGACATCCGCCTCGTTGCCGGGGTCGGGGTCGTTGCGCAGGTAGTGGTGGGCCGTCGTGTCCTCGCTGTCCGTGTACGACTGCCAGAGCGCGCCGATCTCCTCGTTGATCACGTCCGGCGTGCGGGCCTGCCCCACGTCGATCGTGCCGTCGTCGGCCGCGCCGGTGCTCGTGAGCGACCGCGTGGTGATGGCGCGGGCGACGTACGCCACGCCGCTCGCCGTCGGGATCGGGGTGAGCCCCACGTCGAGCGCGGCGACCTGGCGCGAGCGGTTCATCCGCTTCGACGCGGCCTCCTGCGCGCGGAAGGGCGTCGCGATCCCGTCGTACTTCTGGTTGGGGTTCGACTGCTCGCGCGTGTGCCGGAGCGCGGCCATCCACGCTGCCATCTCCTCCGCGGGCGTCTCGCCCTCCTCCATGTCGAGCATCTGGAAGCGCACGTTGTCGAGCGTGGTCTGCGCGAGGGACGTGGAGCTCGCGAAGGCCTTCGTGCTCGCGACCACGACGTTGCCGAAGAGGCGCACGGTGCCCCCGCACTTCGCGTCGATCGCGGTCTCCATGCGCCCGAGGTTCGTCGCGTCGATCACGCTGCACGCGATCGTCCAGTACGGCTCGACCGCGAGGGTGGTGAGGAGGTTCGCCAGGCTTTCGGTGGCCGCGCCGCCGGCGAACCGCACGCCGCCGCTCGCGACGCTGGCACCCGCGCCGACGCCGCCCGCGTGGGAGGTGTTGTCGAAGCCCATCTCGTCATCGGCGGTGGAGCTGGACTTCACCTGCACGGTGCCGCCCGAGCCGGTCGTGGCGCTCGTGAAGCGCAGCGCGCCGCCGTCGTCCTCGACGGTGCCGTTCGTGATCCCGGAGTAGATCGACACCCACTCGGCCGCGGTGACGCCGGTGCCGTTCGCGTTCGCGACGTTGTTCGGGCCAGCGTTCGTGAAGGCGCCCGCGGAGAGTCCGAGGGAGGTGAGCACGTCCGCACTGCTCGCGTCGACCGAACCGGCGGCGTCGGAGCCCTGGAGGACGGTGGTGATGCGCGTCTGGCCGCCGCTGTTCGTGACGACGCCGAAGCCGAGGATCGCGGCCTGGATCGCGGCGTGGAAGAGCGCCTGCGTGTTCTCGGTCCCCGCGAAGACGACCTGTTTCGGGGTCGAGACGCCCGTTGTCGGGTCGGGGAGATGCAGGTTCAGGACGTGGAGCGCGGTGACGGCGCCGTACGTTGCGCCCGAGCCGGTGATGATGGCGGGGGTGCACTCGATCGCTTCCGTCTGATCGCCGCCCGCGTTGAAGGCGACCACGAGGTTGTCCCCGTTCGCGAGGATCCACGGCCCGGGGTCGCTCACCACGGTGCCGCCGACGTCGCCGCCGAGCGAGACCGTCATGCCCGAGGGCTTGAAGGTGTCGTCCTTCCAGAGGATCGCGTCGTTGCCGCGCGGCCCGTCGCTCTTCCACGTCAGATCGATCTCCCCCGCGTCGTTCGTGGCGGTGACGGGGCATTCGGGCGTGCTGTCGACGACGTCCACGAAGGCGTCGCCGAACGTCGTGGGGGTGTCCCCCGCGAGCGCGAACAGCTCGATCGGGCAGTCGCCGATCCGGAACCGGATGGGCCCGGCGGACGCCACGCTCCACGAGCCGCCGATGGTGATCTTCGCCGTTGCCGCGGCGCCGCCGGTCTGCGTGAACGTGGCGATCTCGATCTTGGCGGTCGGGAAGTGCCGGCGGACCATCCGGACCATCCGCCAGAGCTCGTTGCCCGTCCCGCCGGTGAGGGTCGTCTCGTCCCCGTCGTTGATGACCGGCTTCGTCTCGGTGTCGGGCACGAGGGTGCCGCCGCCGGCGTCCACCGCGCCGATCAGGAGCAGCGTGCGGATCTGGCCGCTGCCGCCGCTCCCGACGCCGAAGCGCGTTTGCAGGTAGCTGCCAGGCAGCTTGTCGGTGGGCGAAAGGTCGAAGACCTGCCCGATCGGATTGCCAGCCATCTCAGGTCACCTCGGGGGCGCTCGCGCCCTGTTCGATCGGCGCGTCCCACGGACGCAGGAGGGGGAGCTCGTCGGCCTTCGGGGCCGGCGCCTCGCGCTTCGCCTCGGGGCCCACCGCGCCCGGCCACAGGCTGACGGGCGGGTCCTCGCCGTGGCTCGCGCGCCAGGCGGCGATGGCCTTGCGCCGGGCCTGGTTCAGGGCCGCGACGGGGTCGGCGAACCAGATGCGGCAGGCACGGGCGGTCTCCCTGTCGTCGGCGAGGAGCGCGCCCGCGCGCACCTGTTCCACGTGGTAGGGCGTCAGGGGGATCTCGACCGCTCCCTGCACGTACGCGATCGCGGTCGCGCGTCGCTGATACAGGTGCTCGCGCTTCTTGTTCTCGGGCTCGTCGATGACCGTTTTCCGCACGGTCGCCCCGACGAACTCGATCGCGCCCGGTCGGCCCACCGCGGGGTCGACTCGCACGATGCCCGCGGGCATGCCTTGGGCGTCCAGCGCGAAGTACGGATTCGGCCGCACGCGCAGAGTGGGAGTCTTTTTCATAGGCTGAATGCGTTGAAGGGGTCGTTGTTGCCTTGGAGGAAGGAGGCATCGAGCCCAGCCGCGTCGGCCGGGTCGGAGAGCGCTTCGGCGTGTTCCGCGAGGTCGATCGCGATCTCCTCGATCACGTCGACCGTCGCCTCGACAGCCACGTGCGCGATGGGCTCGGCGTTCGGTTGCTGCACCCGGAGGGGCGCCATGCTCACGCCTCGGAGCTCGAGCTTCACGACGCCGGCCGCGCGCTGGACCAGGCTCCCGAGCTTCACGTCCGGGCTGTCGTAGAAGCCGATCGTGAACTGGCCTGTCGCGAGGAGCTGGGCCGGGAGGACGATCTGCGTGACCTCGGTGAAGCTCCAGAGGCCCACGAGGGTCTCGCCGCCGTTTGTGGCGGTCAGATAGAGCTTGTCCGTGTGCGTCGCGCGGCTGTCGAGCTTGCCGGTGACGAGGATCGGATCGGTCGTGTTGTAGGCGGCTGCCGCGACAGCCGTGAGGATCTGGAGGGGACGGCCGGGCTTCAGCGCCGACGCTGCCAGGGTGCCGTCGAAGCTCGTGAGGGTGGCGACGCTTGTGCTCGTCGTCACTGTGTCGGCGAGAAGGCCTGTCGGGGCCGCAAGGTCGGAGTCGAGCACCCACGCGCGGTGCCGGCCGAAGCGGATGTTCCGGTCGAGGCTCGCGGCGACCGCGTTGGCGAAGGTGTCACGCTCGCGCCGCTGGGGGTCGGCCTCGGCGCGCGGCGGGAGCCAGGCGATCTGGATCGGCCAGACGCGGCGGTATTGGTCCGCAGCGAAACGCTTGTAGTCGGCCTTGGGGGCGCGGAAGACGAACAGGCCCGGGAGCTCCGCGGGCTCGAAGTATCCGAGGCGCGGGTCCTGGTACCACACGCGGCGCACGACCCCTGTCCCGAGGCGGGTGCCGTCCACCGCGCCAGGCTGCGCTGGGCGCCCGGGGTCGAGTGCCTCCCACGCCGCGCCGCAGTCGGCCTGAAGGGCTGTGGCCGCGAAGCTGCCGATCTGCACGAGGGCGGGGTCGCCGGGGGCCAGCGTCCGCTCGTGGGGCGGGTGGACCACCGGCGCCGCGACAGGCAGCGTGAGGGTGCCGACGGCGTCGCTCATGTGCTAGATCGGTGTCTGTCGCGCGGGTCGTTTTGGTCAGCCCGTAGTCGAAGGCCTCGGAGAGATCCGGGGCTTTCGGCTTTCAGCCCAGCGCCGCGTCGATCGCGGCTTCCACGCCGTTCATGAGCTCTTCGCCGGCAGCGTCGGCCGCGGCGTCGAGGAAGGGGTCCGGCTTCGTGCCGGGGTGGTGAACGGACCGGCGGAAGATCACCTGTCCACCGATCGAGAAGCGCAGCATCCCGGGCCGGGAGCTGCTCTTCTGGAAGCGTCCCGAGGCGTCGCGCCCTCCGCTCACTTTGCGGTCGCCCGCGGTGATCTCGTGCGGCGCCGTGCCGTCGTTGAGCCGGACGGCGTTCGCGCCCGCGGTGATCTCCCCCGTCGCGCCCTTCGCGGTGTCGTCCACCGAGGGCTCGATGGATTCCCGCGTCGCGCCGGTGCGGTCCTGCCAGCGGTGCTCGCCGCGGGCCTTTTGCGTGGCGACCGTCACCGTGTGAGTCACGGCACGCTGGAGCCCGCCCACGAGCGCGCGGTCGAAGGCCTCCGCGTCGGGGATGGCTTGGGAGATGTCCTTCATCGCAGTTCCCACAAGCGGCGCGCGAACGCGACGAGGAAGGGGTGGAACAGCGCGAGAGCGGCGATGATGAGGAGCGCGCTCACGCGAAGTCTCCGAGCGATGCGCTGAATGACGGGGGTGGGCACACGGTGTCCACACCGATCGTGCCGACGGCCCCGCCCACGTTCTTGGCCGGGTCCGGCGGCTTCTCGCCGACGCCCGACAGCGCCGTCCGGACCTTCTCCAGGTCCTTGTCCGCCTCGCGCCGGAGCGCGACGTAGTCGACCTGCATCGTGTTCGGCCGGACCTTGCCGGCCTCCGCGAGCGCGAAGTCGCGCGTGATGCGCGCCACGTCCCCGAGGTACTTCAGCGGGAAGGGGACGTCGTAGTTGCCGTTGGGCGTGCCGAGCGCACCGTCGATCTTGCCCGAGGCGCCGATCACGATCTCGTCGATCGCGCCGACGTCGAGGTGGGCATACGACAGCGCGCGGTCGCGGAAGCCCTCGAGCCACGTCTCGATCGGGACGATGACGCGCAGGTCGGCCACCTTCTCCGCCAGCCCGAGGCCGATGGCGACGGTGCCGGCGGTGCCCGTGCCCGCCGGGAAGGCGATCGAGAGGTCGGTCCCCTCGAAGGCCTTCCGCGAGCTCACGGCGCGCCGCACGCGGGCCCCGGTGGAGCCCGTGGGCAGGAGCACGCGCTCGGTCACGGTGGCGCCGCCGACGGTGCCCGTGACGTCGGCATAGGCCGGAGCGTGCGCCGGGGTGGCGCCGTCCACGAGGAACGCGATCCGTCGCGGGAGCGCGTCCATCGCAGCGACCACGTCCGCGTCGAACGTGTCGACCGTGCGGGTACTGGCTTGCGTCGCCGTGGCCACCTCGAGCGCCTCGGGCTCGCGCCCATCCCAGGCGTAGCCCGGGGAGAAATCGGCGTAGAGGATGCGCATGCGGGACCGTCAGAGCCGGTCGAAGTGATCGGAGAACTTCGCGAGGTCGGCGGTGCGGAACCACCCTTCGGTGCCATGCTCCGCGCCCCGCTTCGGCGTGCGCGTTTTGCGATCGAGGTACACGGCGTCGAGCTTGCCGCGCCCCGTCCATCGCGCGAGCTTCGCGTCGCCGGGGCCGCCGAGGACGCGATCGGTCGCGCCCTGGACGACGTCGTCGACGAGCCCGCGGAGGGCCTCGGGCAGGTGCGCCTTCAGTTTGTCGGCCGCCGCTCCGATCTCCGAGGTGCTCACCGAAGGGCCCTTCGGGGGCAGCGTCGGGCGAAACTCGCGGTCGAACTCCGGGTCCGCGGCGATCTGCGGGTAGTCCGCGGCGAGGTGCTGCCAGGTGCCTTTCGCGAGGTCGATGCGATCGGGCCTCACGAGCCATTCGCGCCCGATCTCGTCCAGCTTGAGGCGCACCCAGCGATCGTCGGCGCCGATGACCTTGCCCGTGACCGCCTCGCCGGTCTCGAACATCTCGCAGTAGAGCTCCATGCCGACGGCCGGCGCAGCGGGGCGCTGCGCCGCGATGTCCGCGGCGATCTTCGTGATGTCGTTTCTGTCGTTCTTTCCCATGATCTCCCTCAGATCTCCGATCCCCCCTGAAAACTTCCCCCCCGTGCGCCTCAGCTCGAGAGCGCGTTCGTGAGCAGCGCGCCGGCCTTGGGCGCGACCGACGCCACCGTCTCGAGGTAGGTCTCGCGGATGTGGTAGACGCCGCGAAAGCCATCCTGCGGGATGAAGAGGGTCTCGTTCTGGATCGCGCCCTTGCGGAAGCGCTTCGAGTGCGAATACGAGCGGACGCCGCCGCCGGGGTTCTGGCAGACGATGGCGATCGAGTCGTTCCAGATGCGGGTGTAGCTCGCGGTCTGGCCGCTGTTCGCGGAGTCCTTCCACGCCTCGCCCACGAGCAGCTCGTCCACGTTGTAGTAGGCGGCGAGCATCTGGCGCGTCGCGAACCCGGCGGTCGTGTACTTGAACAGGTCGCGCACCGCGGGATGCCGCGAGAGCACGGTGAAGGTCTCGATCGACATCACCATGATCTTCTTCACGGCCCCGCGCGCGCGGAAGACGCTGTTCACCTTCGTCTGGATCTGCTTGTTCGGGTCGCCGCCGCCGACGGAGTCGTACTCCTCGCCCGCGCTGATCGCCGTCACGTTCGCGGAGGCGTAGTTGGAGGAAGACACGTAGAACGCGGCGTCCGCGACCTCGCGGTTCCACGCGTTGCCCTCCATCACGAGGAGGAGCTCGTCGACGAGCGGGTCGAGCGGCACGTCCGCGTTCGCCATCTCGCGGGGCGTCACCTTGCCGAGCATGCCGAGCGCCTCGCACTTGTAGTTGTGGTCGGTGACGTTGATGTTCTGGTTGACCTCCGCGAGCTCGCCTCGGGAGCCGGCCTTGTTCGTCGGGAACGCGAGGTTCGCGCGCTCGTCGTAGTAGGCGAACAGGTTCGACTCCTTGTCGACGGAGAACGCCGGCGCGATCTGCTCGCCGATGTAGTCGGGGTTCGAGAACCGCACGCTCATGTTGGTCATGAGCGTGTCGACGTGGACGGCGCCGGGACCGAGGTCGCGGACCTGCGTGTTGTTGGTCACGTACGCCTGGAGGTCGCGGTCGCGCGCGTACAGCATCGCCACGTCGTCGGCGTCGAGCCGGTCGGCGCGGATCGCCTGGGCGATCAGGAACCGCGTCTCCTTCAGGACCGCGTCGCGGTTCTTCGGGTCCCGGATGTAGCTCCGGGCGGCCGGGAGCCACTGCTCCCACTGCTTGGCTTTCGTGGTCTTCTGGTCCTCGCGGATGTACGCGTGGACCTCGCTCTTCAGCACAGGATCGATGCGGGGCATGGAAGTGTCCCTTCGGGCTTGCGGCCCGTGAAGTCGTTGGGGGTGGGGCCTCGCGCGAAGGGGCGTCGAGGCGGTGGAATCAGGCCTTGACGGTCGCGAGGTTCACGCCGCCGACGAGCAAACCGACCTCGTCGCCGTCGGTGCCCGAGTTCATGAAGCGCCCGGCGATGTGCTGCACCGTGGTGCCGCCGCCGGGGTCGGTCGCGTCCTGGTACTGGTTCGCGGTGGCGCTCATCACGGCATAGGCGCCGCGCGTGGCGGTGCCGCTCGCGACGACCTTGACCTTGAGGATCGCGTTGCCGTCCATGACGACCTCGACGCTCTTGCCGTTCTGTTGCCAGACGTAGCCGAACGAGAGCTTGTCCGCGCCGGTGACCGCCGCGAGGAGCTGGTCATCCGACCCGAACTTCACGCGATCGCCCTTGGCGAAGGTGGGCATCGACGAGTGCTGAAAGGGGACGATGAGCGCGCCGCGCGGAAGGATCTCGCGGACGCGGGGGATGGCAGTCGATGACATGGGGATCTCCGGGAGGGGCCGCGGGGCGGCGGTGAGTGAGGGTCAGGAGGGGAGGGGCGCCGAGCCGGACTGCTTGGCGAGAATCTCGTCGATCTGGACGGCGATGCTCCGCGACTCGGTCGTGTGACCGGCGCCGCTCTGCTGCTTCTGGTCGGGGCCCGTGACCGGCCCGCCGAGCAGGCCGATGTCGGGGCGCGCGTCGATCTCCGCGAGGCGAGCGGCCCACGCCTTCTCGCCGAGGGTGGAGCCGGCCTTGTCGGGGTCGGGGGTGCTGTCCGCGAGGAGCAGGCCCGCGATCCGAACCTCGGAGGCCTTCTCGGTCGGGAAGATCTTCTTGCCGCTCCGCTCCTCGATGGCGGCCGCGATGCGCTCGGCCTGGTGCTTCTTCGCCGCCTGGAGCGCGGCCGTCAGCTCGGGCTCCATCGCCGCGAGGCGCTGCTTCGCGCCGTCCAGCTCGGTCTTGGCGAGGTCGAGCGCGCGGATGGTCTCCGCGACCTTGCTCTCGGCGGTGGTGGCGCGCGCGGTGAGGTCGGCGATCGCCTTCTCGTCGGGCATCGGAAGATGCGCGACTTCGACCATCATGTCCTCCTTGCAGTTCGGGCAGGAGGCTTTGCAGGAAGCGGCCTTGTCGGCGCGGATGGCGCGCCCGTCGATCGTGAGGGTGTTCATGGTCTGGTCCTTGGGGGCGCCGGGCTTCACGGGCGCCGTTGCGCGTTGCTGAGGAGGGTCCGGCGGGGCGGGAGGGGTCTTCGCGGCGCGGGCGCGGATGCGCACGGCGTCGAGCGCTTTTTTCGAGAGCGCGTTCTCGTTCGAGCCGACAGGGACGGCCGAGATCTCGACGAGCTGGTTGTCCGAGAGGTAGAGGATCTCCTCGCCGTCGACGTCCCTCAGCTCGAACTTGTTCGGGCAGAACCCGATCGAGAACATGCGGCATTCGCCGCGCGCGTACGCCTCAGCGATGTCGCGCTGGAAGTCCGTGCGCATGAAGAAGACGGCGGTCGCCGTCATCTCGCGCCCGTTCTTTCCCTTGCTGATCTTGAGGCTCTCGCACCGGCCGATCGGCAGATGGTCCTTGTCGCGGTTGTGCGCCCAGAGGAGAACGGGGTTCTTCTCGTAGCGACCGAGGTCGTGGTCGCAGACCACCACCGTTCGGTGGGAGTCGATCGACTCGTCGGTCGCTACGAACTCGACGACGACGACGGGGAGGTCTTCGCCCGTCGGAGCCTTTCGAGTGTCGCGGCGCACTGCGCGCACGTCGATCGACGGCAGGTACAGAGGCGCCGATTCCGCATCTCCGCCACGTCGACCCGGTTCGGATCGGTCGACGCCGTCTTCTCCTGTTGGACGCGCTTGTCCTGCATCGCGAGTCTCCGGCGAGCCGTTCGGGCCCGCGCCGATGAAGCCGAGCGCGAGGGCTCGGTCGAAGTTGGTGTCGTTCATGCGAGGTGTTTGCCGATCTTCCAGCCGAGTTTTTCGAGGGACTCGATCGCGTCCTGAAGCGCGTTGGCGTCCGCAGCGAGGCGCACGCCCTCCATCGCCTGAAGCGCCTCGTTGAGCTGCTCGATGTACGCGGCGAGCAGGGGCGCGAGCGCCGCGCAGAGGCCGAGGCCGTCCTGGGCCGCGGGAAGCGCAACAGCCGACTTGCTAGCGAGCACGGAGAGGCCGCTGGCGGTGCCTCCGAGAGTCACCGCGCGCTCGGCGAGGCGGTCCACGAGTCCGTGCGTCGTGGCGTAAAGCTCCCCGAACAGCTCGTGGAGCGGGCCGAAGGAGGGGCCCTTGACGTTCCAGTGCGCGTCCTGCGCCGCGAGGTACAGGACCACGCCGTTCGCGACGAGCGCCTGGAGCTTCTCGGCGGCTTGCGCGCGGACGGTCTCCGGCGCGGGGGTGGGGCTGGTGAAGGTCATTTGGGCTCGACGATGCAGATCTGTGCGGCGGCGGGAAGGCGGGCCCATCCCTGCTCTCGGAGAGTGCTGAGCGCTTTTTGGAGCGCGGCCGCATCGTCTTCCGCGTCGCGATGAGTCACGTCGTACGTGCCCACGCGGTGCGGTTGATGCGAGCGGACCCCGTCCTTCGCGTTGTTCGAATCGCTCATGCGGCTCTTCGCATCCCCGCGGCGACAAGCACGCGGTCCAGGTGGTAGTTCCGGAGCGCGGCGCGCATCGCCTTCTCGCTCACGTCCGGCTCGCTGTCGTTCGCCGGCTCTTCGGGCTCGGCGTCCTGCGGCTCGGCCTTGACCGCTTGGGGTGCCGTCCACAGCGTGCCTCCGAGAACCTCTTCGCCTTCGTCGGGCTCCGGGGCGCCGAGGAGCGATCGCACCCAGGGCTCCGAAATGCCCTTGAGCCCCGCCTTTTCGACAAGGACGGCGATCGCGTTCGCGACAGCGGTGATGTCGCTCCCGAGCTCAGTGACGAACACGAAGCGCGGACAGGGGACGTTGCCCCAGTTCGCCCGGATGATGGGGGCGACCAGGTGGCGCTGGATCGTGCCCTCTTCGGCCCGAGCGTCGATCTCCAGGATGCCGTGCGAGACGTTCTCCGCGGCGCCCGCGGTGCGCGCCGTGCCCTTCTTGCCCTCCTCGACGGTGAGCGTGTGGCCTGTGGCCGCCTTGCTCATCTCTTCGGCGAGGAAGCGGGCGAGGGCTTCGTGGTGGCCGCCGCCGGCCGCCGCGGTGTTCTCGGGGAACTTGATGTTGAGCTTCGCGCGCTCGCTGATCCGCGTCCAGCCGCGCGACATGAGCTGCTGGAGAGCTCGGTCGAGCGCCTTCAGGTCTTCGTCGCCCGCGTTCGGTTCGTACGATCCCCAGCGGTAGGGTTTCCACGCGAGCTCGGCGAGCTTGATCCAGTCGCCGATGTCCCACGTGCGGAACATCGACGCCCACGTGAGCGGCCGCATCAGGCCTTCGCGAGGGCCCGCGGCGCCGTTGATCCGGGGCCGGTTCACCACGAACCGACCCGCGGGGTAGTCGCGGAGGAGGTCCTTGCCGGGGTAGCCGATCCCGTCCGCTGGGCCGGTGGCGTCGAACCACCGAAGCGAGCCGTCGAACTGCGAGAACACGAACCGCCGAGGCCCCATCGGGAGGGCTCCGGCTGGCACGATGCGCCCCTCGACCTTGGAGTAGAGGACCTCCGAGGCAGCGTAGCCAGGAATGGCGGCACCGTTCAGGTGCACCACAAGATCCCCGAACGGACGGGGATCGAGGCCTTGGGCGCGCGCCTCGCGGTGCTCAACCTCGCCCATCCGACGGAAGGCGTCCTCGAGCCACGCGGCGATCTTCAGGTCGCGGCGGCGTTCGCTTGCGGGCACGACCTGCCACGGGACCGTCGCGAGAGCGTGCTCCCGGCGGTAGGCGACCGTGTTGAGGTGGCAGTCGCGGTTGCGCTGCTCCTCGAAGAAGTCGCACAGCCGGTACATGTACCCGCTGTCCGCGAGCCGCATGAGCGACGCGACGTCATCCGGGGACTGGACCCCGACGTAGAGAAGCTGCTGCGAAAGCGGCCGGGCCTTCTCCGCGGGCGTCGGCGGCCCCGTCAGGGCCGAGGAGGCCCGCGAAAGCAGCCCCGCCGCAAGCGCCGTCAGCGACGCGAAGGGGCCGCTGCGTGCAGCGGGACCGGCCATCGGAGGGAGCTGTTACGCCGCCTTCGGGGTGTAGCTCAGCCACGACGAGCAGAGCTGGATCGCGTTCGTGGCGTGCGTCGGGGGCGTGAGGCGCAGGGTCACGTGCGAGGCGCTCGCGGGCACGTCGGCCGCCGCGATTGTCGCGGTGATGACGTGGCGCGTGGCGCTCTTCGTGCCGCTGTCGTCGGCGCTGTCCGTCACCTCGGAGCCGCCGTCCCACGAAGACGCGACGCCCATGGTCGCGGCGTCCGACGAGCCGCTGTAGACGGCGAGGTGGAGCGTCACGTTCGCGGTGTCGTCGAGGTCGTAGGGGATCGGCACCTGGACGCCGATGGGGTCGACGTTGCCCGTCGCCCACGAGATCTCCCAGGAGTTGTTCGCGTCGCCGCGGAGGATCGGCGCGGTGTCGCTCGCGAGCACGCCGCCGATCGCCGCGATGTTGCCGACGTCGCCTCCGGAGGTGACCTCGCGCCACGCGCTGAGGAGGATCGGGATCGTCCGCGTGCCGTTCATCAGGCCGAGCGAGCGAAGGTGCTTCACGACCGGAGCAGCGGGCATCACGACCAGCGACGTGGTCGACACTGCGACGCCGACGGGGATTGCGTTCGGCGCGGCGGGAGCGGTCGCCGTGATCGCGCCGGCTGTCGCCGAGAGGTAGTGGATGCTGCCGGCGGTAAGGCCCGTGAGGCCGGTCATCAGGCCGGAGACGCGCACCGTGCAGGAGGTCGTCGTCTCCTTCGAGACGATGACGCCGATCGCGGGCGTCAGCGGAGCGTCGGCGTCGGCCTTCGCGACGGTCGAGGCGCCGGAGATGTACACCCAGTCGCCGACCGCGTCGCCGGAGAGGCACGTCAGGCCCGGGACGTCCGACACGAGGCCGGCCACGGACGCGGCGAGGGTCGCGTCGATCCGGACGAATCGTCCCGTCGCGCGAGCGTCGGCCGGGACGCGGACGTACGTTCCGCTGCTGGCGGAGCTGTCCTTGTCGTAGATCCAGAGCGACCGGTCGGCCATCGCCGCGAACAAGCGGCCATCGTCGCCGTCTTGCGCAGGAAGATTGTCGAGGTCGCTCGATGCGTCGACGAAGCGTCCAATGCGCTTCGAGACCTCGATCGCAAGGGCGTCGCCCCATTGCTCAGCCATGATCGTTCTCCGTGGCCGCGCCGGGCGGCCGAGATGTTCGCGGGCCCTACTTGGAGCCCTTCAGCGCGTCGCTCGGGGGTGGGGAGCGAACGCGCGCAGCGTAGAAACAGGGTAGGCTACAGGGCCCCCGTAGCAAGCCGGCAGGACGCCAAATGCGACGCGCGTGACGGCTTTGGTGCGCGGCATTTGGTGGACCCGTCGCCGCCGAGCGTCTAGCGGAACCCGCGGCCGGCGCTCCGCCAGTCCTCGATCTCGTCTTCGGGTGGTGGCGTCGGCGTTTGGCGATCGGCTGCCGGACACGCCACGATCGCCAGCGCCACCGCCATCAGGATGTCGCCGTGCGACTGCCCTTGTTTCGGCAGGAGGATCTTCGTCGCGCCCCCCGGAAGGTGCGCGACCGTCGTGCCCTTGAGCTGCGCGAGCAGGCGCGGGTCGTTCGGGAGCTCCGCCTGCCCCGCCAGCATCCGCCGACGAAGCTCCGCGAACAGCTCCGCCTGCGCGTCGCGGTTCGGGTCGAACGCCTCGAACGTGGGCACCTTGCCGCGGTCCTCGGGAGGCAGCGTCGCCACGAACTTTGCTCGCTCGATCTCCCGCAGCGGGGCAAGGTAGTGGTCGCCACGAAGCGTGCGACAGCCGTACTCGATCGCCTTGCTGAGGAAACGCGGCACCGTGAACGCGGGGGTCACGATCTGTTCTTTCGTCGGGCGGAGCTCGTCGAGGTACACGAGGACCGCTTTGCCGCCCTGGGGTCGCGCGATCGCCTGCGTGGCGCTGTTCTTCACGAGCCCGTAGTCGGCGCCGCAGTAGTGGAGTCCGGGGCGTGGCGGCAAGGTCATCTGGCGCGTGAGGTTCACGCACTTCTCGACCGCGTCGTTCGGGAAGAACCGCGTGGTGCCCGCGCCGAAGGGGATCGCGTCGTACTCGCGCGCGGCCACCTCGGGCTCGCGCTCGCGGAGCCTCGCGATTGCGCTCGCGGAGCCTCGCGATTGCCATGCGGTCCACGGTGGGGTTCATCGACACCGTGTCGCTGTGGAACGCCAGCTCACCGAGATGCAGGGGCGCCTTCTGCGCGGCGACGAAATTCTGGTCGAACTGCGAACCCTCGGCCCACGGCGACGACGGCACCATGACGCGAGCGCCGGAGAGCATGCGGGCCCGGCACGCGTCGAGGTTGTCGTCGAGGTTGACCGCCGCGCCCTCGTCGTCGTGGAAGTCCGCCTCGTCGAGCATCGCCCCCGCGAGCCACGTCGAGCGCAACCCGGCCCCGCCGACATCGGCCGCCACGAGCTCGATCACCACCTCGCGCCCGTCGTGACGACGGATCTTGCAGGACTCCTTGTTGGGCTTCTCCGCGAACAGCGTTCGAAGCCGCGGGGACGCCTCCATCGTGCCGACGAGATGCGCGAGCGGGGAGCGCGCCAGTTTGAGCTTCGGCGCGACCACCACGGCGCGCACAAGCTCGCCCGGGCGCACGCCAACGAGGCCGTCCGGTCCAGGAAGTTCGCCCTTCTCCTTGTCCGGCGGGCGCCGGAACTGGCACGTCAGAACGGAGTGCAGCACGTCCAGGACGGAGATCAGCGTCTTGCCCGCGCGCACGCCGGTCCGGAGGTAGACCACCATCGGCTTCTCCGCGGGGATCGTCTCGGCGGAGAAGTGGAACAGCATCCGCTCGCGGGTCAGGACGTCCCCGATCGGTACGCCGTCGAGCGCGCGGAGGAGAGCCACCTGCGCGGGGGTCGCTGGCAGTGCCCCGAGCTCGGGGTGCGTCACGAGCGCTTCCAGCGTCAGGGGCCCGCCGAGCCCGAGCGCGTGTCCGGCGGCAACGCGTGGGTCG